CATCATATCCGGATCGATCTCACAGTTCCCGATCACATCAAATCCCGCCAGCTTGTAGCCCATAGAGGATCCGCCTCCGCAGGAAAAGCAGGATAATACCGTGTGCCCATGCTTCGGTCTCTGCTTTAAATCCTCCAGCTTCCACTTCCAGGGAAACTCAGTTGAACCGGAAACCACATTTCGGGCACTCATATTTGAACTCTTCATCCCCAAACACCTCCGCATCAATCTCCGTGCTGCCGGCCAGCTCTTTCTCCGAACTGCCGCCTGCATCACCGAAAGGAATATCCACCGCCATGCCAAAAAAGTCGAATCCCTCCAGATCCAGTCCTTCCAGTTCGACTTCCAACTTCATCAAATCCCAGGCCGCCTTCTCGCCTGTCTTGTTGTCCAGGAAACGGTATTTCTTTTTCTGTTCCTCTGTCAGAACGTCACAGACCAGACATTCTGCTTCTGACTCTCCCAAGGCCATCAAGGCTTTATATCTGGTATGGCCGGCAATGATCACATGGTTCTCATCCACAATGATCGGCGTGATATAGGAGCATTGCCGGATGCTCTCCGCAACATCGTCCACCGCCTCATCATTGATTCTCGGATTATTCTCATAGGGCTTCAACTCTGAAAGCTTTTTTCTTACATACTCCATCCATATCCTCCTAACTCCGTTTCCTTGCCGACAGCAGATGCTCCATCAGGTCATCGTGGGGATTGGCGCCGCTGTACTCCACGGAGCAGTTTTCCTTCACGATCTGATAGATCTGGTACCAGCACTGGTTTACCTGCTTCAAATAATTCTGGCTCATGGTCACATACGGAGAAGTGATTGCCGCCCCTGTGGTCGGATGCTTCGCCAGAAAACCATACTCTGAGATACAGGTCTCGCACTGCACCCACCTGGACACTGACATGGCGTACTGCTCGATCAGCTGCGTATTCACCAGCCGGTCACAGCCCCGCTCCTTCAGCCAGAGGAAGGTAGACTTGAACACATCCTCCGCGCAGAGATCAATGCCGCTTTTCTGTGCCGCCTTCAAAAACTCCTTCACCGGAGGCACGTCCTCGCCGCTGATCTCTTCCGGCTCCGGAAGTTCAATGACCGATGCCGCCAGCCCGCTGCCGATCTTTTCCGTCAATGCCTTGGATTTCCTTCCGGAACCAACCCTGGCACCGCCGCGCATCGTTCCATCTTTGGCCATGTTCCTCACCTCCTCGTCCTCGCAAGCTCCGTTTGAACTGCTTTTCCACCGGATTCTCTGCCGGCAGGGGATAATTCCCCGTTTGATTTCTCCTTTTTGTGCGTGACACCCCCGCGCCGTTCCCTGGGAGCCATACCTGTAGAGATTTCACCCGCCCCTACCCGCGATGGTTTCCCCAGTAGTCCCCTCTCTTCGCGTGTATGGTTGAGTGACACGACTTGCACAGCGCGATCAGGTTACTACGATCGTGCGTACCACCTTCACTCAGAGGCAGCTTGTGGTGGATCTCTTCAGTGGGCACGATAATTCCACGTTCAAAACACAGCTCGCAGAAGGGATGCTCCGCAGCATACTTGTCACGGATCCTCTTCCATGCACGACCATATCTCTTCTTCGTAGATTTATCTCTGCCGTACTTCTCATAATTGCTGTTGCTCAGCTTCTCATGCTCTTCACAGAACCTTTTGTCTGTCAGCTTCGGGCATCCGGGATAAGAGCATGGATGCTTCGGTTTCCTTGGCATCATTCCACCTTCTTTCCCATAGAAAAAGCCGCTACGGTATTTTGCTCCGCCACGGCTCTGAACACTCTTTCCCTACACGACGCTCTTCCGATCTTACTGTACCGAACTTGATTTTACTGTATTGTTTCCGGAATCGTTATTTCATCCAGAGCATTCCTGTGAAGTCGGAATACATTATCGATACCGTAACCAAGCTCAATAGCGATCTCTTCCCACCTCATATAGGACAGGTACCGCAGTTCCAGTATTGTTTGAAGCTCCGCACTCTCCACAGCTTTGATCCTGCGGATGATATCCTTCTTCAGTTCCACGAGCTTCATCATATCCTGATTGATCTCATTCTCCAGGTCTATGATCTTGATAATGGCATCTTCCATCTTGGAACCATCCCTGTTCGGGCTCTTCGGCATATCCGAATATGTCACCGTTGCTTTGGTGGCCAGGTCATGAAGATCCTCGATCTGTCCTAGCTTGCTCTCGATCCGCTGGTTCAACCCGAAGGCTTGTGATAAATATTTCTTGGCTTCCTGCTGATGTCTGTTCATAAGCTACCTCCGATTGGATTTTTTTCTCCCTCGGATTGACTCTGATTGTCTCACTTCGTCCTGAAGCCTCTTGATCAGGTATTCCCCGTCCACGCTTGTCAGCTGGTTGTACCAGCCGGAACGAAAGAACCTCTCAATCTCCAAGGCCTCATCTATTGCTTTTCGATCCTTCGGATGTGCTTTGATCTTCTTCAGCGCCACCCTGTAATCAGCAACTGCCTGCAGAATAATTGCATTCGCCAATCGCTCATACGGATCTTCTGCCAGATTTTTATTTCCTGCCATAGGCACTTACCTCCGCTTTCACGGCATCGATCAGTCTGGCCTGCGTATTGCCCTTTGCGTGAAGCGCCTTCATGATTCGCTCATCAATCGAATCGGCTGTAATAATATGCTGCACCACGACTGTCCCGGATTCCTGACCCTGCCTCCAAAGCCGGGCTACCGTCTGCTGATAGAGTTCCAGGCTCCAGATCATCCCGAACCACACCAGTGTATTGCCGCCGCTCTGGAGATTCAGTCCGTGTCCTGCAGAAGCCGGATGTATCAGTCCCACTTCCAGTCTTCCTGCATTCCAGTCCTCAATACTCCGATCCGAATCCAGTTTTCCGTAATTCACGCCCAGGGCTTCCAGCCTGTCGATGATCCGTGCGAGATCATGCTTGTACCAATATGCCACCAGAATGCTCTTGCCGTTTGCCGCTTCGATGATGTCCTCCAGGGCATCCAGCTTCTTATCGTGAATGAACTCGATACCGCCGGCATCGGAATAGACAGCTCCATTCGCCATCTGTGTCAGCTTCCCGGAAAGAGTTGCTGCATTGGCAGCCGTCACTTCACCGCCCGGAAGATTGATCACCAGGTCGCTGGCCATCGCCTCATACTTCTCACGCTCATCCGCATCCAGATATACCGGATATTCAGAGTTGATCAGTTCCGGCATCTGCAGGTGGTCGGTTCCCTTCATGGAAATCGTGATATCGGAGATTCTGTCATAAATCCTCTTGTCAGCACCCTTCCTGAGCCGATAGCTGTAAACAATCGGACCGTTCGTCTGATCGGGCACAAAGTATTCGACCCTGTACTGGCTGATAAATCTTCCAAGGCGTTCTCCCATGTCCAACACCTTGTATTCTGCAAAGAGATCCATCAAACCATTGCTTGAAGGCGTACCGGTCAAACCCACGATTCTTTTCACTCTTGGTCTTACCTTCATAAGTGCCTTGAATCTTTTAGCCTGCCAGTTTTTAAAGGATGACAGCTCATCGATCACCACCATATCGTAGTCAAACGGCAGTCCGCTCTTCTCGATCAGCCAGGGAACGTTCTCCCTGTTGATGATGTAAATGTCTGCATCCGCCTGAAGCGCCTTCATCCTCTCTGCTGCAGTACCGACTGCTATGGAATATCGAAGCCCACGCAGCTGATCCCATTTCTGTATTTCTGCAGACCATGTATGCTTCGCCACTCGAAGCGGCGCTATGATCAGCACCTTCGTCACCTCAAAGCTGTCAAACATTAAGTCATTGAGTGCTGCCAGTACGATACTGGTCTTGCCCATGCCCATGTCCAGCAGGATTGCAGCTATGGGATGCTCTTTTATGAAATTGATCGCATATATCTGATAATCATGTGGATTGTATTTCATCCAGAATCCCTCCAATCTGCTCCGGATCGTCCAGTACATAAACCCGGAAGCCTAATCTCATCAGAAGCCGGTGCCGTGAAACCTGCAGCGGTCTCGGACGTTCACCCGGAGCCTTGACCTCCACCAGTCCGAAGTGCCTGCCCGGCAGCAAGACAATCCGGTCGGGCATCCCATCAAATCCTGGGGATACCCACTTCGGACAGATACCGCCGCGCTTTTTCACCTCAGCGACCAGCTTCTGCTCTATGACCTTTTCACGCATCGCTAACCTCCATCAAAGTTTTCAGGTGTGCAGGTCGTGAAAGTCATCCCGTAAACTCCCTTTAAGGCATTTTCAAAAAACTCTCTTATAGGACTTTTAGTAGTAGACCTTCACGACCTGCACAATGGCTTAAAATCAACGTTTCTGACAGTTCACCATTCTGAAAACAGTTACTCTATCGACCTTCATGACCTGCACATCAGTCCAGGAAGTCCTGTCCCTCCTTCAGACTCAGACCATGAACCATGATTCCGGAGCGTGTCTTGCGTCTGACAAAACCTGCCTTTTCGATCGCTGAATAGAAGTCCGTTGTGCTTCTGGTAAACTCGCCCTTCTGCAGACAGTACGCCCTGTATGCCTGATACAGCTCCCCGGACTTCTCCGAAGCATCCTTATCGATATCACAGCAGTCCGCCAGGAAATGTCCCATCCAGTCGTTGTCCTCGCGATATGCCTCAATCGCATCCTCCACGATCTTCGGCAGCGGCACCTTGAAATCCATCTCCACTGCCTTCTTCGCCCCTTCAATGATCCAGCTCATGATGAAGGAACCGGCGTGGTCGTACAGGTAATCCGCATAATTCTTGATGTCATTCTTCCCGGTGATCTTCGCATTGAAGGGAATCACGATCAGCCTTCTCCAGATACCGTCATCATTGGCACCGACCTTCGGCAGGTGATTCGTGTACAGCACCAGCGTATGTGACGGAACAAAGTGGAACGGAGCCTTATACTTCTTCTCTGCTTGGATCTCATCCGTAGAGCAAAGCTGCTTTACCGTCGCTGTATTCAGCCTCATGCCTTCCTCCATCTCGGAAGAAATGATGAGCCTGCGGCCTTTCAGCTCCGCCATCTCCGGCTTGATATTCCTCTTGCAGTTCATGGTCAGGGCTTCTGCAGACAGCTTCCCGGCGTAATCGCCCAGGACCCGGAAGATCGTGTTCCAGAATGTCGATTTACCGTTGGCACCGCCGCCATAGGCAATGATCATGTGCTCCTGATAGACTTTCCCGATCGCCGCCATTCCGACCACCAGCTGCACATAATCGATCAGCTGCTGATCCTTGCAGAAGAAAAGTTCCAAGGCATCCAGCCACAACTGCTTACCGTCCTCACCCGGAGCACAGGTCGTGATCTTCGTGATCAAATCTCTCGGATCATGCGGCTGCTCTCCGGTCAGTCCCTTCTTCAGGTCATAGGTGGCAACCGGCGTATTGATCAGGAACTCATTCTTGTCCAGGTCGTTCACGTCGATCCCGATCATCGGCTTCGCAGCATTCCCGGTGGAAATGATGTACTTGTAATCACGCCTCTTCAGTACAAACTTCAGATAAGTCTCCGCTGCCATGAGCGCATACAGAAGCGGCATCTGATCCGGCGTGACTTCCTTGGCCACAGCTTTCGATCCGTTCTTTACGATCGGTTCCGGTATTCCGGCATCGACCAAAGCCTTTTCCGCATCTTCCTTATCCTGCTGAGCATCGACCAGCTGCAGATCAAGGAATTCTTCAATCGCACCGATGGCCAGCTGCACATCCTCCACCCAGCGTTCACCGTCATATCTGAGATAATCCGTAGCCGCTGAGAACCTAAGCTCACTGCCGTATTCCTGCACCAGTACCTTCGCCTGCCCGATATCCGAATAGTCCTCCGGCTTCAGGGACGCATCGCTGAAATCGGCATTGTACTGATCGGGCGGCACATACCCGTCAGAGGAAGAAATCTTCTTATTGAAGAACCTCACGGCACTGTTCCATATGGTGTTCAGCTCTGCCTCCGGAAGCGGCGGATCGCATTTCTCCGCATGTTCCATGAATGCCACATGAGCCTTTTCCGTATCGCCATACCTCTTAAGGATCCTGGACGCGAACCGGCTCATGGTGTTATTGCGGCTTCCCTGAAGAATCGGACCGGAGCTCGTGCCCTCCTGCTTCTCAGGCTCATCCGTCTCCACAATCGGGCTGATCTCCTCATCGATCGTCATCCAGCCTTCATGCCAGATCACTTCTCCGGTATCCGCGCCGAAGATGAACCTTGCTGCATCCAGCGCATTATCATCGAAAAACGTGTACTGCTTCTGGATGGCGATCTTCAGACCGGCGTATACCTTCTCATCTGTAATCTCTTCGATTTGGAAATAAACATGGAACCTCGGTCTCGCGGACTTGCCGTCCTTCACCTTCATGTGGTTGCGGCTGAACGCTATTGCATAGGAATAATCCCCGAACAGCTCTTCCATCTTCTCCGGCGTGATCCATTCTTCCGGATCCTCGGAGTGATCATTGTCACAGTCCATGACCGCTACATTGGAACGGATGAAGTTTTCCTTGCTGCGGTATTTCTTCTTATATTCACCGCACACATGGTCCTTCTTGATGGCTTCCTGCAGTTCCGCCGCGTTCCCCGCTTCCACCCGATTCGGGTACAGGCAGTTCTTCGCGTCTGAGACCACATTGGCCGTCTGCAACACTAAGCGCATAAGCAAACCTCCTGTAAAAAGTAGTAAAGCCCCTACGGCTTTCCACTCCTTAAAGTTCCCTGGCTCACCACCATTCCGATGAATCGTGGAACTTTTTTCATTTTCCGAATCGCTTCCCTTTATATGGCGAAATCGACCTGCACCTTTTTGCAGATCCCATCGGAATCCACCTGCCGCAGGGAACTTTATGTGGTGTACGGGGAAGAGCTCCGGCGATGCGAAAAGAAATTTTCAAAATCATCGGAATAGCGAAAGCCCAGGGAACTTTAAGAGGTAGAACGGCAGGAAGCCATTCGGAAAGGAAGGTGCTGCAGATGCAGAAAGAATCCATTGAAAAAACCGCCGGACTCGACGGAACAGACGAAGAACTCATCGATGTTCTGATCGCCATCAGCGTCGTAGCCAAGCGGCTCGCAAGAAAACTACAGAATGAACAGAAGGGAGAAAGCCAACATGAGCAAAATGAGTGAACTCTCCGCCATGATTGATAACCTGATCAGCTGCGGAGAAATCCTGGCAGAGACCGGCAGAGCTTTGAAGAAATTCTATTCAGGAACCGAAGAGGCAACCCCGGCAAAGCCTGAGAAGAAGACCAAGAAACAGGAGCCCGCTCCTGCGGAAGCACCTGCCGAAAAGCAGTATTCCAAGGAAGAAGTCAGAGGCATCCTGGCAAAGAAAGCAAACGAAGCAGAAGGCCGCTTCAAAGCAGATGTCAAAGCGATCGTTCAGAAGTACGGCAACGGAGGCAGCCTTACCAATGTGGATCCGAAGGACTACGCGGCGCTTGTCAGAGAGGTGGAAGGATTAACTGCTGCCTAAGCATGCGTATCTTTCCGCCTCCGCAAGCCACAGATGGCTCGCCTGCCCGCCCAGCGCAAAGCTGTGTGCCGGCATCAATGACAGCGGCAGTCCATATGCCCAGCAGGGAACCGATGCACACGCACTCTGCGAATACAAGGTGGAGAAGCTTCTGGGAAGGAGTCCTGAGGATCCGACTGAGAACCTGACCTGGTTCGATACGGAGATGGACGACTGTACCGATCAGTATGCAGCCTACGTCGCAGAGCAGATTGAAGAAGCAAAGACACACTGCTCCGACCCGCTGATCCTGATTGAGGAAAAGCTGGACTTCTCCAAGTGGGTACCGGAAGGCTTCGGAACCGGCGACTGCGTGATCATTGCGGACGATGTGCTGCATATCATCGATTTCAAATACGGTCTCGGTGTCCTGGTGGATGCCGAAGAGAATCCGCAGATGATGTGTTACGCCTTAGGCGCTCTGGATACCTACGAATATCTCTACAGCATCCAGACCATCCGCATGACGATCTTCCAGCCCCGCCGGGACAACATCAGTACCTATGAGATCAGCAGAGACGATCTGATGAAATGGGCAGAGGAAACCTTAAAGCCCACCGCTGCTCTGGCTTACAACGGCGAAGGCGAATTCAACGCCGGAGACCACTGCCAGTTCTGCAAAGCAAAGGCAACCTGTCGTAAGCGTGCCGAACACAACCTGGAGCTTGCACAGTATGACTTCGAGATGCCGCCCAATCTGGATGAAGCAGAAATCGCTGCCATCCTTCCCCGGATCGATGATCTGGTCGCCTGGGCAAATGACATCAAGGAATACGCACTCCAGCAGGCTCTCAGCGGCGTAGAGTATCCCGGCTTCAAAGTCGTAGAAGGCAAATCGAACCGCAAATACTCCGATGAGAATGCAGTCGCATCCACGGTGGAGGCTGCCGGCTTCAATCCTTATGAAAAGAAGCTTCTGGGAATCACAGCAATGACTTCTCTTCTCGGTAAGAAGAAGTTCAACGAACTCCTGTCCGGCTTCATCACAAAGCCGCAGGGCAAACCGACACTTGTGCCGGAGTCAGACAAACGACCGGCACTGAACACAGCCAAAGATGATTTTAGCGAAGAATAAGGAGGAAAAAATCATGGCAAACAAAGTAACAATTCCGACAAAGGTAATCACAGGCGTAAACACCAGATGGAGCTATGCGAATGTCTGGGATCCGAAGAGCATCAACGGCGGCGCTCCGAAGTACAGCGTATCACTCATCATTCCGAAGTCCGATACCGCTACAGTTGCCAAGATCAAGGCAGCCATTCAGGCAGCTTATGAGGAAGGCCAGAGTAAGCTGAAGGGCAACGGCAAGTCCGTTCCTGCTCTCTCTGCCATCAAGACACCTCTCCGTGACGGTGATCTGGAGAGACCGGATGATGAGGCTTACAAGAATGCATACTTCATCAACGCCAACAGTGCAACGGCTCCCGGCATCGTGGATGCGGACAGACAGCCGATTCTGGAACGCTCCGAAGTATACTCCGGCGTGTACGGCAGAGCCAGCATCAACCTGTACGCCTTCAACAGCAACGGCAACAAGGGTATCGCCTGCGGTCTGAACAATCTTCAGAAGATCCGCGACGGTGAACCTCTCGGAGGCAAGTCCAGAGCTGAGGATGACTTTGCAACGGCAGACGATGAGGATGACTTCCTCGACTAACCTGACAACCAATGCAGGTGGCGGCAATACCGCCGCTGCCTGCGACAATCTACAGAAAGAATGAGGTAAATATCATGGAATTTGCAAACAGTGTAGTAACTCTTATCGGTAACATCTTCAGCTGCGGCCTTATACTGGCTTTCCTGATCGGCGTTATCTACGGCATCCGCTTTATGCTTCAGATAAAGCAGCAGGACAAAGAAGAATATGAACGCAAGAAGGCAAAGGATGAGCTGGAACGCAAGGAAGCAGAGCTCAGATACCAGAAGATGCTGGAAGAAAGACGTTAAACAGACGGGAGGCGGCAGGCAAGATCTGCCGCTTCTCTTTTCATGGAAAGGACAATGATGATGAAAGAAATGTCAATCGACTTAGAGACTTACAGCGACGTGAACATCACCAAGTGTGGTGCGTACAAGTACGCTGAGTCTGATGAATTTGAGATACTGCTCTTCGGAGTCTCAATGGATGGTGGACCAGTCACGGTCTATGACCTTGCCTGCGGCGATACTATCCCGGAAGAGATCCTTGCAGCATTATCTGATGAGAATGTAACCAAGTGGGCTTTCAATGCTTCCTTTGAACGCATCTGTCTCTCCAACTGGCTGAAGAAGCATCGCCCGGAATACTTCACCGGCTACAGTATCCCGGAGGATCCGGCCGGCCAGTATCTGGATCCGGCATCCTGGAAATGCACTATGATCTGGTCAGCCTATATGGGACTGCCGCTCTCTCTGGAAGGCGTCGGAGCCGTCCTGAAGCTGCAGGATCAGAAGCTGAAAGAAGGCAAAGACCTGATCCGTTACTTCTGTACTCCATGCAAACCGACCAAGAGTAATGGCGGACGCACCCGAAATTTTCCTGAGCATGATCCGGAGAAGTGGTCTCTCTTCAAATCCTACAATAAACGCGATGTGGAAGTAGAAATGGCGATACAGAAGCGACTGTCGAAATACCCTGTCCCGGACTTCATCTGGGAGGAATATCATCTCGATCAGGAGATCAACGACAGAGGTATCTCTCTGGATATGGATGTGGTGAAGAACGCCATCACCTTTGATGAACGCTCAAAGGCTACCCTCTCCGAAACAATGCAGGATATCACCGGCGTAGAGAACCCGAACAGTGTGATGCAGATGAAAGCCTGGCTCTCTGAAAACGGTGTGGAAGCAGAATCACTCGGAAAGAAGGATGTGGCAAAACTGATCAATGATACCGACGGTCAGGTGGAAGAGGCCCTCCGACTCCGCCTGCAGCTGGCAAAATCCTCCGTGAAGAAATACCAGGCCATGCAGAATGCTGTCTGCAAAGACGGCAGAGCCCACGGTATGTTCCAGTTCTACGGAGCCAACCGCTCCGGCAGATGGGCAGGCAGGCTGATCCAGTTACAGAACCTTCCGCAGAACCACATGCCGGATCTTGCAGAAGCCAGAGCCATTGTGAAAGCTGGCGATTACGATGCACTACATCTGCTCTATGATGATATCCCAGATACACTGTCACAACTAATCCGGACAGCCTTTGTGCCCCGTCCCGGATATAAATTCATCGTCAGTGACTTCTCAGCCATCGAAGCCAGAGTGCTGGCCTACCTTGCCGGTGAAACCTGGCGTTCCAAGGTCTTTGCAGAAGGAAAAGATATCTACTGTGCCTCTGCCAGTCAAATGTTTGGTGTTCCGGTTGAAAAGCATGGGATCAACGGTCATCTCCGTCAGAAGGGTAAAATCGCAGAATTGGCTCTCGGATACGGTGGCAGCGTTGGTGCCCTGAAATCAATGGGAGCCTTGGAAATGGGGCTGACCGAAGAAGAGCTCCAGCCGCTGGTCAACTCCTGGCGAAACTCCAATCCAATGATCACGGCTTTCTGGTGGGACATCGACCGTGCCGTCAAAACCGCCATCACGCAGCGCATCCAGACGGAAGTACGTGGGATCCGCTTCTTTTATAAAAGCGGCATGCTCTTCATCAAGCTTCCCTCAGACCGCCTGCTCTCCTACGTGAAACCACGTATCGGAGAAAACCAATATGGCGGCGAATCCGTCACCTATGAAGGTGTTGGATCTACAAAGAAATGGGAACGTATCGAATCCTACGGTCCGAAGTTCGTGGAAAACATCGTCCAGGCCGTCAGCCGCGATATCCTCTGCTACACCATGAAAACACTCCGGCACTGCTTCATCGTCGGTCACGTTCATGATGAGCTGATCATCGAATGCAGCCCTGATGTTGACCTGAATGTGATCTGTAAGCAGATGGGCAGATCTCCGGACTGGATGCCGGACATCCTGCTCCGCGCCGATGGGTATGAGACCAATTTTTATAAAAAAGACTGACATGAAAATAGCGGCTCCCGGTTCATCGCCGGAGGCCGCTATATAGCTGTCATAGTTCTCTGTTAATTGCATTGTAGATTTCCAGTTTTAATGCTTCATCCTCATCATAACTTCCATTCATAATGGCTTCCATTATTTTGTGCAGTAATTCCTTATCTATCTTACTGGCGGCTACATTTAAACTAATGTTTTCCGTCTTTGCTAAAAAGGTCTCAGCTATTGATAAATAACCGTTGAGTAAAAGAAACAGAGTAGACAGCGTAATCGCAAGTCGCTTATTCCCATCGGCAAAACTATGAAACTGGCAGGTGCAGAAAAAAAGATGCGTCAATTTGTCTACAAATGTCGGATACCAATCATCATTTTGTATGTTATAAAGAACGCTCTCTAATTTCCCAAAATCAAGTTCCTCTAAAGTTCCTCCACCACTGTACTGAATGGTTTTCTCGTGAGTAATTTTGGCTTGTTCGGGAGTTATATAAATAAACCTATCCATTATTCACTCTCCTTCAAGCGCTTGAGTACATCTTGGTTCTCCGACATCAATTTTTCTAGTTCATCTCCAGCAGCTCCGAGAAAACGTTCGTATTCTTCCTTTTCAAGAGGCTTTATATATTCTTCTAACTGATAGTGGAATGCATCTCTCAATGCCATATCTCTACTTGCCATTTTAGTTCTTGCCTGAATAATAAGAGGCTTCCATAAAGGCAAAGACTCAAATGCTTTAAACAAATCAGACAATTCCCAGTTGTTGAGCTTTCTTCCCAGTTTCTCCGATTGCTGTTTGATTAGCTCTGCAAGTCCGCATTCATACGAGGCAATAAGTGTAAGTATTTCTGAGTAGAACGTATCCCTCACTCTATCTTTTGAAGATAGTTTTAGAATTTGCTTATATTCTCTGGCTTTCTCCCGGAATATGCTTTGATAAATCTTATCCGTGTATATTCCGTATTTGGCATTTCCCATATCAACATAATCTCGAAGAGCATCAGTAAATTCTTTTCTGTAATTCTCCTCCTGAAGGAAAGCACCTATAAAATCGCTATCCCTTTGGTTGATGTATTTAGTAGCGCCACCAGCCTTTTGATTGATGAAATCAATGACGATATCGAGCATTACTTGCCTTAAGCTCTTTGCTGTTGGGCTTTCTACTAGAAGCATTGCAAGATTTAGAAATGATCTGAAATCAAAAATAGCTAACTGCGGTGTTCGGTTACTGATGTTCCCGACATTTATGTCGGGAACATCCTGCTCGCTAACACAAGCAAGGAATTCCTTCAGTCTCTTGCCTTTTAATACCTCATATCCATTGCCAGAAATCTCTTCCTGATTTTCGCTTACATATCTTTCTACTGTTCTAAGCTCCACTTCAAAGTATGTAGCAACCATACTTTTCGTAAAGCACAACTTATCTTCAAAGTATATGCCCTGAATACGCGTTTGTTTTTGAATCTCAGCAATAGCAAGATCATTATTCAAAATGTTCTGCCGATCGAGCTGGGATACTGTTAAGTCTTTATCCATTCAACTCACCTCTATTTTACAAAGTGTTCTAATTCCAAAAAAATCCTCTGCCAGCTTATCCAGCTGAGCTGCAATCAGCGGAAATTCCTTATTCAAATCCAGCGTTTTTGCCCCGATCTGATTTCCACCCATGTTAAACATGCAGTCCGGAGTGATATCTTCATCCGTCTTCGCATATAGAAGGATGCCTGCCACATTTCCGGTATTGTCCTTATCCTGGTTCTTAACATAGGTGAATATCTGATAAACATTACCGGAATGAAGGGAATACTTATCAAACTGCTTCTGCAGTGTTCTTCCGTAATATTTTGCGTCTATAATCAGAATCTTCTCTTTCAGTCGCAGCATTATATCTGTCTGCATAACAGGAAGGAATCGGATCATAGACTCACTGTTTTCCCCAACGAGATCCCATTTAACCTGCCCGGCCTTGACCTCTGACAGATATGTATGATGCTGATGATAGTATTCCAAAATGAACTTCTCATAGAGTCTTGCCATATGATCATCAGAGAATGCAACCATCTTATACTCACCTTTTTCGGTGGTCTGAAGCATGCCATCCAATACGAAGTAGCAGACATTGATCAGGAGCTCATAATTCTTGCTATTCCGCTGATAGTGAATGCGGCTCCATGGTATTTCCGAAGGATCAAGCTGTTCTATCCCATCGAAGAAGACCAGCAACTTCTTTAATGCCACTTTACGTTCAAAATCGACACCATCATCGATAAGAAGGTAATGGATTGTGGTTTTCAAAATCTGGTTCAGAAGATTATTCTCTGACAGCTCATCGAATTCACAAGCCAGCTTCCGTTTGTGTTGAATCCGGTTCCGTATAGTTTCCGGCATATCCAGCTTGCCACGCATAACGGATAGCGTTTCATTTTTAGTAATGTATTCGCGGTACAGCCCTTGTTTTAGTTGTTGTGCAATGCCCTTGCTAAGAATTGCAGCAAAAAGGTCCTGTGCATGATCAAACCTCTCCGAAGCAACCTCATCATAATTTGACTGCTTCAAAATCTGAAATGCATAGGAAAGCATATAGTATATGTTTTTGATAAATATGCTTTTATCCTTAATCATCAAACACTCCACGCAAATTCTTTTCCCATCTGGAAATCTTGTCCGGCTCATCGAACCAGTACTCTCCAAGCATAGGCAGAATATCAAATTCTACAACAGAACGCATCCACTCATCAGTGCAACCGGCTTCCTCTCTTCCGCAGAAATAGCTATGGCCGATCTGGAATCCGCGTCCAAGCGATTTATCATCTGTTATCTCTTTATTCAGTGCCTTGATCTGGTCAATCAACGCATTGAAGGTCTCGTTCGCAAACCCATTCTGATATTTAGTGAATCCCTCTGAATTAAATCCCGGCTCCATTTCAAAGAAACTGAACCTTCTCCTGAGTGCATAGTCGATCATGGCAAGACTTCGATCTGCCGTATTCATCATACCGATGATGTACAGATTCTCCGGCACAGAGAAAGGCATTCCGCTATAGGCCAGTGTTGCCTTGGTTCCACGATAATCCTTCTCTATCAGCATAAGCAGTTCACCGAAGATCTTGCTCATATTTCCTCGGTTGATTTCATCGATAATAAAGAAGAATTCCTTGTCCGGATGATTCGCAGCTGTCTGACAGAACCTATAGAAGATACCATCTGTGAGCTTGAAATCAGCACCGTCCGGGCGATAGCCCATGATGAAATCCTCATAGGAATAATTCTGGTGGAACTGAACCATCTCTATACGGGAGTCATCTACCGCTCCCATCATGGCGTATGCCAGTTTCTTTGCTGTAAAGGTCTTTCCCACACCAGGCGCACCCTGCAGGATAAGGTTCTTCTTATTTCTGAGAAGTGCTTCCAGAACATCGTAACGTTCCTCGGTCATATAAACCTTATTGAGGAAATCTTCCTTTGTGTATTTCTGTATTGAAGCATCAGCCTGTTTAAGCGGATTATCATCACGAATAATATCCATGATGAAATCAAATTCGCCCTTAGTAAGCTTGAACAAGCTTCCGTTCGGCTGAACAAAGAACTCCATCTTCTCAAGTTCCGGACATGCTTTCAGATCCAGATATTCGATAGGCGATGTCAGTGCTTCTGTTTTTTCAAAATATATAGACTTCCCATCATTGGCCTGCGTAATCTTAGCAAGCGCAACTACCTTCTTTACAGGATTTGCTTCATAACCAATGACGATATCACCGACCTTTGCGTCAAGGAAGTTTTGGAAGATGCGTCTCTTATGACCATTTTCGTTATACAGCGTATAGCTCTGCTCTTCACCAACCTTAAGATCAGCGAAACTCCATATCTTCGGATTAGCAGTCAGCCACCAGTATTTCATATCCGGGTCGGTATCACCAAATAGCTTGTTCAAGGTCATATCAAAGTACGGTTGTAATATTTCCGACTCAAACAGTGCCTGATCATCTTTCTCTATTTTAATGCAGGTAGAGTTGAAATCCGGAGACCACCATTTATGTGCTCCAGAATACGCTGCCGTGTCTTTTGATTTAGCAATTACACGATATTCTCTCTCATACCATCCGTCTTCCATTTCAGGGTTCAGTACCGCCTTGTCAGAAGTAAACTGTCCAAGG